ACAGGTCTTTCACGTCGAACTCTATGTGATGAGGCCACCAACCAACGGCAACTAGCAGTTCTGCTAGTGCTCGTCGGTGGGTGCCTCGTTGGTAGGGCGGTCGTCGCCTTCTCCAATCACTTCGAGTTTCACAACTTTCTTGACAAAATCATCAAACACGGCTGGCACAACATGGCCGGCTTGCTTTGATGATTCGTATGCTAGGTAGGCGAGGTCTTCCATTCCGATGCCTTGCGCTAGGTTGCTGGCTTTCGTTTTGAATTTTCTTTCCCATGCCACAATTGTGAACAGGTTTGTTTCTACCTGGTATTGGTCATCTGCTGTGGTGACTTGAATATTAAGTTGCATTGTCGGTGCTTTCTAGGTTGTTAGTTCAGGAAGTGGCCCGAACGTAGGTGCCGCCGGTGAACGACAGATCAATTGTCTGCAATGCACCGAGTGCACCGTTAATTGGGGTGATGCTGCTGAGGTACATGCCGCTGAACGTGTATTCAGGGTTGTCGGCAGCTGCGGTGGTGCTGTCGGTGGCGTACACAACAACGTCGGTTGTAGTGCCAACAAGAGCCGACAGGTTTTCCTCGACCTCGCTGCTGCCGTAAGCCAACATGAGCGTGCAGGTGACCTCATGGTTGCCGAGACCGGCGGTGTATTTGCGTGCGCCGTCAGCAAACGAAGTTGCCTCGAGTTGTTCGAAGTTGATTGTGACGACCGCAGAGGTGCATTGGTCGCTGTAATCAACAGAGTTGATGAGCAAAGCCGGTTGGCTGAGCACGGTGGTTGTTGCCATTTTCAGTTTCTCCTTGTTGAAACTCTGACCGTTAGGTCGTATGCGGGGATTTGTTGTTCACCGATCAGCGCAGCCGATGGCCGTGCGTCGATAATGCCGGCAACATTTTCAATGATGATGTCGGCTTGTGTCATAAGGTAATCGAGGGCATCGCTGTTGGGAGGGCCGCCAGCAAGTATGCGGCACACGATTGTTGCGTCAATGATGTTGGTGTTGAATCCGTTGACGGTTGGTGCTTCTACAAACACCGACATTGGGCGGGCGTTGCGCGGGTCTTTAACGACCACCATGCCAGCGTCAGCAAGGCGGGTGCATACGTTGTCGTATGCTGCAGCGAGAATGCCAGTAGCAGCCATCTCAACCGATCTGCGGCCTTCCTACACCAAGCAGCTGCTTGATGCGTGACATGGTGCCGAACGGTACAGCGCCGCCCATCTGGTCAAACGATGCAAACGAATCAACCGAGCCACGTTCACGGTACAGCGTGGCGGCATACATGACAGTACCTAAAGACACCGAAGCGTCAGGCACAGCATCAGAGTCGTCGTGGTAGCCGGCCTCGTGCCGTGCCCGATAGCAGTAGGTGTTGGCCGCTTGTACGCATCTGGCGATGAAAGCGGTGTCGTTTGCGGTTGCGGCCGAGATTCCTAGCCATTCGGTTACATCGTCCGAGGTGATCCAAGTGGCTTCAGGTTCCCAACGGATTTCGCCTTCATCAACACCATACGCCAGGTCTGCGCCGGCGTTTGGAAAGATCAGTTGTTGTGGGCGTGGTACGTCGTAATCGAATACGAGTGTGCCGTCAGTTTCTACCCTGATCAGTTCGTAGTCGACTAGTGACCAAACAGTTTGTTGGTTGCCGTCTAGGCCTCGGCTGGAACCAACAATGTTGACGGGTGAACCGAGCGGGATGCTTGCGATTGGTTCGAGAGTTTGCACCACGCCATAACCATCAACGCGTGATGATTGGATGATTTGGAAGGTGGTCATGGCGTGGTGCTGCTCTTTTGGTGTTTAGGTTGCTGGTATCAGGTGAGGCTGACGAACTTGGTTGGGTCAATCATCAGCGTTGCGAAGTATCCGCGCCATGCGAGGGTGCGGCTCAACGTTGATGGAACTTCAACCGAGATTGCGCCCTTCTGCTGTTCGAAGATTTCGAAGCCGGTTGGGTCGCCAACGATTACGGTGTCGGCCGCGAAGTTGCGATCAACAACGACGGTGAGACCGAAAGCGTTGCCGGTTCCTGCAACAGGGCTAACTGCGCCGTATGCGTTCATTGGGCCTGCCTGTGGGAACAGCGGGCGGCCGGTCGAGTCGACCAACTGGCCGAGTGCTGACCACATGTTTGGTGCCAAGAACAGGTGTGTTGCGTAGCCGCCGTTCGAGTTCGTGAGAATCGTTGAGGCTGCGGCGTAAATGTCGCTTACCCATTCTGACGGTGACGTTGGGTCGGTCAACACCTGTGTTTGCGTTTGGCCTGCAAGCAGGGCATCGGCTGCAACGTTGTCGGTGGTGTTGGCGTAGATGCGGCCCATGTCGTCGAGGACGAGGCTGAGAACGGCTGGGTCTGTCCAATCAAGATCTTGCTCGGACAAAGTGAGATAGCCGCCGTAGGTGCCCTTTGTGACCTGATTTGAGGACACAACGAAGGTGCCTGACTGAAGTGCAGCGTTCTCTGCGCTCTGTACGGCCATCGAGGTGTGCGTGGTGACCTCAGGGCGGATGAATACCTTGCCGCCGCCTGGCATCGCTTTTGCGCCGATTGCGTCAACAACTGGACGGTTGCCAACAAAGTTGTTGTAGACAGGGCCAACGATTGGTGTTGGGAGAATGCCGGGTGTGTCGGTGGTGACGACATCAGGTGCAGCTGCACGAACGAGATCGTTCATGCGGTGCCATGAGTCGCCGCCTTCAAGTGCTGCTGCAATCCATTCGGTTGCTGATGGCATGCGTGCTTCGCGCTTTGCTGCAGCGAAGATGGGTGCGGTTGGGGTCGGCTCGGCTGCTGCTTCCACGACCTCAGGGGTATTTTCTGACATAGGTTCTTCCTCCTCGGAAGTGGTTACGGGGTTTTCGGTGCTCTCCTCATCCTCTGCGGATGCGGCGATTTGTGTAATTTTTGCTGCAGCGAACGCTGGTTCGAACACAACGCTCAGTTCTTTCCAATTCGCTGCTTTAACGATGGTGGTGCGGCCGTCTTGCTCGACCTCGGTGGCCTCGATGCCGATTGACACGCTGTCGTATGCGCCCATTTTCAACAGTTCAACAAGATCATTGCCGGCCTGAGTCCGTGCAATCTCTGCGGTGAACAGCATCCCTTCTGGGGTATCTTCTCGTGCTACGACCATTCCCACAGGCTGTGCCGAGCTGTCATGCTCGAGCAACAGCCTTGGGGAAGGGCCATCGGTAGGTAGCGACCCTGCTTCGAGCCTTATTGTTTGACCGGTTGACACGTTCGCTTCTACGCCGTAAGGGGCGGCGATGCCGGAGATGGTGCGTGGTGCGTCACCTGCGGCTGCATCAAGTGTCACGGATTGTGCGCTAAATCTAATCATTGACGGGTTCTCCAATCGGGCCTTCAACGGGTACATCGTGCATAATGTCTGCGCCTTCAAGGTAACGCTGCACATCAAACTCAACGTGTCGGCCTTTCGGGGTTACGCTGTCAAGCGACAACGTTTCCTGAATACAGTTAATAAACGGTGAGGCACCGAACATGATCAAATCTGTTCGTGCTTGTTGCGAATTCTGATAGGTCATGCCGCCGACCGAAATTGAAACAAGCCAGGCTGGAACCTGGCACACACGGCTCAACTCTTTGGCGCTGAAATCGCGTGCCTCCATGAGTTGCAATCGCGAAGGGTCGCTGTTGAATTCCTTCCACTCAACGTGCTGATTCAACGCGCCAATCGCACGAGTTGAACGTGCCTCAGCCCAAGCACCGGCAAGTTCGGAAAGTTCGTCGCCAGACATTGGTTCGCCGTCTTTTTGCTGCAGATAACCGGCTGCGATTTCGGTTGATGCGAAACGTTTGGCGGCTTCGTCGAGTCGGTAGGCAATGTCAATCGCACGGTTGCCTGTCCACAGAATGCCATCAAGCGGTGAAAGAAACTGCACAACGTTGTTCGGGTCGATTTCTACGCCGTTGAATTGGATATCGTTTGACGGGCCAAACCATTCGGGGCCGGCTTGGTCAAGTGTTGAAACTTGGTCGGCTGGTAGCCAAGTGAACGACGCAGGAAATCCGGTCGAGTAGCGGCTGGTCACATACCAGAACGCACGACCGATAAGCATGAGATCTTTGACGGTGGCCGACATGATGAAGTTGCGGGTCACGTTCGGGTCTGGCCGAGTGAACCATGATTCGCCTGGCACATAGATTCGCTCATATTCCTCTGAGCCTGAATCCCACGCCATCGTGTATTGCTTCAGATCGAGG